TCAATATCATCATTATAGATAGGTTCAAGTTCAGAAAAGGTCATACTGACTCCATAAGAAGACATGGAACCATCATCATATGTCATATAACTTCCATCAGGAGCATAGTTCACATTAAATGTAGTTAATGCACAAGGTTTTATTTTGTTGAGGAAGGGGTGATCTCTGTTAGTCTCACTATTGAAAATATATTGTATTTTATAAACAGCAGGAGGGGTTAGAAATATTTTATCCCTCCTTTTTGGTGCCATAGTTTTTTTGAATAGTTTTATAATTCTACGAACAAGTCTTGATTCATTTTCATCTCTAGGAGTGAATTTAAAATTATAACTAAAAGTTCTTAACATTGGTCCATTAAAGAGAACTTCTAAATTAGGATTGATTGCTACTCCTGCTCTTCCCAGAAGATTTGTTGCACCAACTGCTTTACCCGCAAAGTATGTTTTAATGAAATTTTCCATTTGAGGATTATTCATAAATGCTTGTGCTGCAGCTCCTGTTGATCCAATTAAAGTTCTTACTCCTTCAATAGGGTCTTTTGCAGCATCTCCAATAGTATCAAATGCTATTCTAGCTCCTGCTGCTTGAAGTGGATTTAATGTATCAGAACCCCAATCAACTGCATTGCTTTCGGATAAAGAATCTGGAGTCATCGGTAGAAAAACAGTAGAACCTACTTTTTTTACTAGTTGATAACGATTTCTAATACTTGCAAAACCAAACCATTCATCATCTATTGTGGTGCTGCCTCCTGTTCCCCCTATTCCATCTTCTAGTGCAGGAACATACTCTATGGGGATTATTTTTATAAAATCATAATCTTCTTGAGTATGATCTTGAGGATAAGCTAATATCCCCTCACTAGAGAATGCTTTTTCATCCGCTTCAGTTCCTTGAACATTCACACTTACACTTACATTATAGATAGGACCCGAACTGGTAGTAATCCCAGTAGCACCTGCAGAACCAGTTGTATCTGCATGTGTTTTAAATGGTTGAAAACTATCTTCAAAATTACTTTGAGAATTGCTAGTAAGATTAATACCCAAATTAACAGCTATTCTATTGTAATTACTTGTATTATTTCTTATCCATGTGGTGACAGGAATGGCATCTTCTCCAACTGTCATATTTGAATTGGAAGCTACCCAACTATTAGATGTACTTGCCCAAGTAGCAAATTCAGTTCCATCTCTATAAATTCTTGGACCCTCATTTCCAGTTTGATTTACAACCATTACAAGGCGGTCACCATTAGATCCAGCAGGGATATTGCTTCTAGATACATTTATATCTTCTGAATAGGTGGAAAGATCTGATGCCATTAGATATCTACTCTAAGCCTTGTTATTTATTTAGCAGTTCTGAGGAAATATCCATATGGTATAGTCTTCATATATTCTATTTCATCATCTTTTACTACATGTAACATACCTGCTACTTCTTGCCAGGTGTAATTTCTGTAGTCATTCCAGTGAAAATTAACTCCTCTAAATCCCCATTTAAAGATATCAATACATGCAATAAGAGGGAAGTTATCGAAGGCAAGATCTTTAGTTTTAGGTATGTATATAAAGGTATAGTATTTACCTACATCAGGGATAATTTCTGTCTCTTGAAAGATGCTAATGATTTCTAGCATAATAGATTCGGGATCATTTAATCCTTCTATTTTTTGACGTAGCTGACCAATCCTATCATTCGGATTTTCAACTTCATCTAACCCAAAAGTTTCAAGTTGTTGTCTCTTTAGATCTCTGTTTAAATCTCTATCTCTTCTTTGTTTGAGGGTCTTTCTTGCCATTACCTAATTCCTAGTTCTTTTTCTGTAATAATTTTAAATTCTACTTGATGGTCTTTACACCATTCCGATGCTGCTTTCCATTTTGCTTGATTAACTTCATAAGTTTTACATTCATAGAGGTATGATTTTGTTACCTTTTTTCTGGGTTTGGGTCGCCGGGTTTGTTTAGCAGGTTTAACTTCAATTACATAGGTTTTAACATGACCACTACTTTCTTTTACCTTCATAATAAAGTCTGGAAAATAGCGACGAACTTTTCCATCAGGAGCACGATAAGGGATAAAGAATTCTTCACTTCCCCATTCTAAAATATTTTCATTTAGATCACACCAGTTACAGAAACGTCTTTCCCAACTGCTACGACAGATAATATTACGTGGATTGCCTTGATATTTCTGGGGATTTGATGGTTTAAATAAACTCTTTATACTTTCAGCCATACATAATATATAAAGTAAAATTATTTATAGATGGCTGGTCCATTACCCAATAAAGTTAGCACTTCTGCTATTAAAAGCAGGATATTAAATATTGCTCAAACTTCTGTATACCGAGTGAGGTTACAACCACCAGCACCCGTACAAGATTTTTTAAGAGATGCTCCTATTGATCAACAAATAAATTATGTGGATGAGGGATTTAATATAGAAATGTTATGTAGTGATGCTACATTACCAGGACAATCTCTTTTTACTGCAGATCAACAGGTTGATTATCCAGGTGTAAGAGAACAGATGGCCTATCGCAAAATTTATGACGATAGGGTTGACTTTACATTTATGGTGGATAAGAACTATAATGTTATGCAGTTCTTTGAAGGGTGGATCAATTATATAACTGGTCAGGGAACTACATTTAGTAATGACGATTATCGTTCTAGGAGTAGTTACTATAGAATGAACTATCCTAATAAGTATAAAACTGATAATCTGTATATTACAAAATTTGAAAAAGATGTGGCAGGAAAGTATCTAGAGTATCAATTTATTGGTGCTTTTCCTATCAGTATTGCTCCTATTTCTGTTTCATATGAGGCTAGTAATATTCTTAGATATACTGCATCATTTAGTTTTATGCGTTATGTTAGAAGCAGAAAAGATGTTCCTTCTGATGATGTAAGCATTTTACCAATTACTGGAGATATCCCTGTAGTTTTCCGCCCACTCTCAGTATAACAAGTCAAGTTCTCTAATAAATAAAACACTCATAATTTATTATTATGCCTTTACCAACAATTGCGACTCCTACTTATGAGCTTGAGTTGCCATCGACAGGAAAAACAATTAAATATAGACCATTCTTAGTTAAAGAAGAAAAACTTTTAGTTCTTGCACTAGAAAGTGAAGATACTAAGGAAATATCTAATGCTATTAAAGCAGTTTTAAAAAGTTGCATTAAGACAAGAGGTATTAAGGTAGAACAACTTCCTACTTTTGATATTGAATTTTTATTTCTCAATATTCGTGGTAAATCAGTTGGTGAAGAAATTGAACTTAAGTTAATTTGCCCTGATGATGAACAAACAGAAGTTCCTGTAACTATTAGTATTGATGATATTAAAATACAAAAGCAAAAGGGACATAATAAGCAAGTTAAATTGGATGATAATTTAATGATGGAACTTAAGTATCCATCTCTTGATGAGTTTATTAAAAATAATTTTGATTTTGACGGTGGATCCCAGATGGATCAATCATTTGAAGTGATTGCTTCTTGTATTGATAAAATTTATAATGAGGAAGAAGTATGGTCTACATCTGATTGTACTAAGAAAGAAATTAAGGATTTCCTTGAGTCCATGAATTCTTCTCAGTTCAAAGAGATTGAGAAATTCTTTGAGACTATGCCTAAATTATCACATGAGATAGAGATTACTAACCCTAATACAAAGGTAAAGAGTACTATCGTTTTGGAGGGTTTATCCAGTTTTTTCACATAGCTCTAGTCCACATGGATCTAGAGAATTACTATAAGATTAATTTTGCCCTGATACAGTATCATAAATATAGCTTAACAGAGATTGAAAACTTAATCCCTTGGGAGAGAGACATTTATGTAACTCTTCTTCAACAACATCTTGAAGAAGAGAAAGCAAAACAGCAACAACAATCATCTTAATGGCGGTAGCAGCTCCTAGTCCAGTAAAAATACTTTCCGATCTTGGATATGAAATCTGGGAGATAGAGAATGATGCAGACTTGCGTAGTGCTTTAATAGAGGCTATTAATACTCTTAGTATGACAAATTCTAGTGACCCTAGAATTCCAGTATTACAAGATGCAGTAAGAAATATACAAAGATCAAGGTTCAAAACTAAGAAGGTTAGTGCCGCTAAATTACTGAATCGTCAGGTAAGATCACCACAAAAATTCTCACCTCAAAAACTTTTACCAGGAACTGCAGAAAAGGGGAGTTCTCCACTTGCAATGAGATTGGGTAATATTGTAGGTGCTTTGGGTAATCTTGGGAATGTATTAGCACAGCAATTAAGTTTCGATAAGAGAAACCTAGCCCAAGATAAGAAAAGTAATATCGAAGAATCTAAAGATCAAAGGGAAGAAGAATTAGAAGAAGAAAAAAAGAAAACATCAAAACCTGGAAGTAGTAAGATAGCAAGTGCAATAGCAGCACCTTTTGAGGGTCTTTTTGGGACTATTAAAAAGTTTGTAGGTAATATTGTTGCAGGGTCAGCAGT